CCCTTTCTTTTTGTATTTATAACAAAGATAGTTTTGAAAACACTTATTTATACGACATTCTACGTAAAAAACCCTAGTTATGAGTCTTTAATATGGGAGTGGCTTATCAGTCTACGTACTTTAGGTAGTTATTCAGGAGAAGTTATAATCTTTGATTATGGAATGCCTGAGTCGCTTGTTTCTAAATTAGAAGCTTTTTCTCTAGGTGCTCCTAAAATTATTAAAATAGAGGATCCTGCCGATAGCGGTACTATCTCTAACTGGAGGAATATTGATGTTATTCCCTATCTAGAAGAATATAAGGATTATATGATCGCTCATTTTGATGCTGATATATGGTTTCAGAGGGATATCTCTATATTATGGGAGGAGCTTAAGGGTGTTGAAGGTTGCTATTTCGGCATTGAATCAGGTAGATCTTGCAGGTACAGAGGTCCGGGAGATAATTCTGTCAGAGCTCGTTATGATTTCATACAGTCTAGTTTAGGCGGGTTTGTCTTCGGCGGTTGGATTGGCGGTAAGCAGAAAGCTTATCTTAAGAAGCTAAATCAAATGAAAGACTTATGGTCTTCTTCTTGGGCTATTACTGAATGGGGTACTGATCAGTCTATGATTACTTACCTTATTGATACTTCTGTTGATAATATAGACGGTACAAAGTATGGTTGTAGTCATTATTTCTGTAAAGAGCAAGACGGTTCTCTTACTGTGGATATAGGAGCGGCAAATTATAAATACCAGGGAGAAGATGTTATTGGGGTTCATATTATAGCTTTTAACTCTGTAGGAACTGATAGGGAAGATCAATTCTCACAGTACCGTTTTAAAAACAGACATTCAGAATTATGGAACACTTTCGAATATTAGAGGGAGAAGGGGATGTAGCTTTAAAGAACTATGCTCAAACACGTCTGGTGAATTCTAAATGTGATTGGCAGTCGGGGATTTTAGATCATATTTTTAGGTTCTATAATAAAGAAACTAAGCGGGTTGCTGTTGACGGTGGGGCAAATTACGGATTTGTGTCTAATGGTTTAGCTCAGCATTTTGAAGAAGTTTATAGTTTTGAAGTAAATCCAGATATATTAGACTGTCTATCTTATAATACTTCGTACTATACTAATATTAAGGTAATTGATCGGGGTTTATATAATGCTGAAGGTATTGTTTCTTTAAGTTCTGATGGTAGAAGGTCTGGGATGGTTCGTATAGGGGAAGGGGATTTAGTAGGGAAGGTTACTACTTTGGATAGTTTAAATCTCGAAAGAGTTGATTTTATTAAGTTAGATGTCGAAGGGAGTGAATATGAGGCTCTATTGGGAAGTATTGAGACTATTAAACGTACTAAACCTGTTTTGTATTTTGAATGGAATACTCAAAGAACTATTAAGGATGAACTTAGAAGGAGGGAGATTTTTGAACTATTAGATAGTTTAGGTTATAAATTCAGGGATCATAGACATTATGATTTTTTATTTAGTGTTTAATTATGGGAACAGCACCAATAGATTTACAAAATAAGCTTTTTTATCATCCGGATAAATTAGAGGAATTTTTTAGAACCGGTAATACTACTCCGGTAACTTGGGAATTAGATCCTACTAATAGGTGTAACCACAGCTGTATTGGTTGTTATGCTGCTGGTGCCGGAGGGAGAACTAATGACGATTCTCTAACTTGGGAGCAGGCTAAATCTTATGTTGATCAGGTTTATGATCTAGGAGCTAAGGCTATAAACCTAACTGGCGGTGGAGATCCAATGGTTAATAAAATCACTCCCCGTCTGATAGAATATATTAAATCTTTAGGATTGGATGTAGGTATGATTACTAACGGTACTATCTTTACGGATGAATCTATAGATATAGTTGTTAAGAACTGTACTTGGGTTCGTATTAGTATGGATGGAGGTACTTCTGAAGTTTATACGGAGATCCGGAAGGTTCCTGAAAGGCATTTTTACTTAGCTTTCGAAAATATGACCAAGCTTGTCAAGAGAAAGAAGGAGCTTAACTCTAATATAACCATAGGATCTGGTTTCTTGACTAGTGAATTAACAGTACCTTCTCTGGTTAAGTACGGTGAATTATGTAAGAAAGCTGGTATTGACTATATTCAGATAAGACCTTTCCACGGTGACTATACTATTCCTTATAACATCGAAGAAACTCTTGCTCTGGTAGATCAAAACTTTAAGATACACTATTCTAAGAATAAGTATGAAGAAGGGTATAGGAAGAAGTATCCTAAGTGTTTAGCTCAGAATTTTAGCGGTGTTATTAATGTTCATTCAGTTTATTTATGCTGTCATTTTAGAGGAGTTGAAACTAAGAAACTTGGCGATCTGAGAGAGAAGACACTCCTTGAAATATGGGCGGGTAGAAAGAGGATGATAGTGTTAGAGGAGTTAAATCTTGATAAATGTATTGCTCATTGTAGATTAGATTTAGTTAATAGACAACTTCAAGACATGTTAGACTCAGTACCGGATCATGTTAATTTTATCTAAGCTTTGCATTAGGTATTAACTTATCTTATATTTATATACGTGGGCATAGATCCTAATAACATATTTGGACTATTTGATTCTGGTTCAGAGAGTCAATCAGGAGAGAAGGAGGTTAATAAGATTGAAATCTCCGAGCATCCTTTAATTCTAGTAGGGATGTTTACCCGTATGGTCTTAAGAGGTGAGGAGGTTAATCAGGATATTATGAAGTTCTTTCAAGAGATTGAACGGGAAGTCACTGCTAAAGAACAAGAGCACTTCAATAAGTTTATGATCTATAACCGGGCATTATCCTTTCTAGCCCAGATGAATCTTGATGATCCTTTACATGTTGAGGTACTTTTAGAGAAGACCGGAGAGGATTTTTTACAGGCCTGTCAAATGACTATTGAGTTCTATACCGAACGAGAAGAGTACGAAAAATGTGCTTTTATTAAGAAATTTCAAGATTTTATAGAATTTTCTCAAAATAAGTTGCCTTTATAGTTTTCCGTGAGTATCTTTATATCACGGGGTTTGATAAAACCCAAAGATAAAATAAGAAATAAAAACTATGAGATATAGAGATATTATAATTAACAATGTAGATGTCTTAGAGAGTCAATTAAAGACTTTAAGACGTATGGTACAAAGGGGAGAGTCTATTAAAGAGTTTATAGCTACCTTAGATCAAGCAGATGAACGTTTAGAGAAGGTTAAGTCTTACGTTCAACTAGAACCGAAAAGTCCTAACGAAGTAGGTGGCAATTAACCTAAAAAGTTCGTATATTTAGATTATGAACCTTACAGCAGAACAATTACAAGAAAATTGGAATAAGTTTCTCTCTAACATTGAGACTCATATTTCTGATCCTCGAAAGCAGGCAGTCTTAGATTTCTATAAGGCTAATGAAGAACGTTTTATCTTAATGCCTGCCGCTCACACTACCAAGTTTCACAACTGTTTCCCTGGAGGATATATTGAGCATGTCAATCGTGTTGTAGAGTGTGCTCTCAATCAAGCTCAACTTTGGGCAGATATGGGATGTGATATGTCCACTTTCACAATCGAGGAACTTGTCTTCGCTGCTATTAACCACGACTTAGGAAAGGTTGGAGATTCTAAAAACGATCTCTATATACCTTCCCAGGACGATTGGAGAAAAAGAAATTTAGGAGAACTCTATACGTTTAACGGGGAAGTAGGGTTCATGACAATCCCTGATCGTTCTCTTTTCCTTTTACAAGAAGCCGGTATTCGTTATAACCTTAATGAAATGCTAGCTATCAGAACTCATGACGGATTATATGATGACGCTAATAAGCCTTATCTAATATCCAGAATTCCAGAAAGTAAGCCTAAATCTGCCATTGTTTATATTCTACATCAGGCAGACTTGATGGCAGCCGTTATTGAGACTCAAAGAGGAAAAGAGGACGCTCCTAAATCTAAAAATTTTAAAATGGAGAAGAAAACTTCAAGCCCGGTAACACACCAGCAAAAAGCAAAAAATAAAGCTTTAAGTAACGTCAAATCAGAAGGTTTGAAAAATGTAATGGATAACTTTTTTAACGACTAATGCTTACAGTAGTTATAATACTTTCTATATCGACAGGGGTTCTAGGTTTTACAACTTGGAACCTCCTTCGTAAGAATGAAAGACAAGAAGACGTCCTAGCTAGCTATCTAAGCTACATGGACTCTTTATCAAAAATCATAGAGCATTCCGCCCGTAGACTCACTAAAATAGATGAAAAAGGTACTTTTAAGTCTGACGATGAAATCGGATGGTTCTTTGAGGAGGTTCTAAATATACAATCAAGGTTAAACAAATTTAAACTAATTAACACTGAAGATGGAACCTCAGAAGAAGAAAAGAAGACCGAAGAGTAAGAATTACTTTACTTCAGATACTGAAGCAGCGATCATAAAATACAATAACGAACCAGATCCAGAAGTTCGAAGTAAAATCTACAGGGAAGAGTTAGACTATCCCTTTTTTAAATTAACACAGAATCTAATACATACATTTAAATTTTACTATACAGAGGAATCTAATTTAGAAGATCTACAACATGAAGTAGTAACCTTCCTACTAAGTAAATTACACCTATTTGATCCTTCTAAAGGAGCTAAAGCTTATTCTTATTTCGGAACTGTAGCCAAGCGCTACCTTATAGCATCTAATGAGAAGAACTATAAGAAGAGGATGCAGATGTTATCTCTAGATAATATTGCCCGTGAAGAAGAAGGAGAGTGGACTCACGGTGAATTACCTGATATGACTGAAGACGGGCATAGCTCCGGAGTACATCATGTTGATGAATTATCAGAATTCCTAGATGAGTATATAGATTTCTGTAGTGAACACATCTATACCTTATTCCCTAAAGAAGAAGATGCTCGGATTGCTGATGCAATCTTAGAACTCTTTAGAAAAAGAGAAAGTATTTCAATTTTTAATAAAAAAGCTCTTTACATTTATATCAGAGAGATAGTAGATGTTAAAACTCCAAAAATTACTAAAGTTGCTAACGAATTAGGGGACATCTATAAGAATAACTACTTACACTACCTAGAACACGGTTATACAGACTTCAGAATCTAATAGGATTCTATTTATAAAAAACGTATTTCTCTATGAGTCTAGATAAGTTAATTTTTAAAGATAAAAAATATGCCGACTTGTTGGAGGAGATCTACGATAACCAGAAACGTAAAGAAAGACAAATCTCTGGTTTAATCGGAGAACTACAACCTCTAATACAAGACACCGGTGATGCAACTATTATTGTTCCTTTAATTAAGGAGTATATGGAGATAGGAGTTAAAAATGATGATCAACTAGTTAAGGTTGCAACCATACTTCAAAGAATTTTCCAAAACCAAGATTCAGGAGCTGATGGATACGGTATCTCTGATGAGGAAAGGGAGCAACTGATGAAGGAGATTGAGAATATTCAAAACAATCAAGAACCACCTAAAGAATTACCTGAAGGGGATAAAGGATAATAATGGCTAGCTCTTTAAATTTAGAACCCGTTCGCGTACTTGCAGTTATCTTAGATGATAAGGAGTATCCTGAATTATTTAAAAAACACGGAGAATGGGCCTCTATCGGAGGTATTATATTTGAATTTGTAAAACAGCCTACTAAAGACAAAAATCTACTCAACAAACAATTTGCCGCACCTCTATACTCCAATATAAAACATCTACCAGTAGAACACGAAATAGTACTAGTAGTACAAAGCTCCGACTCTGGAATCTTAGACAACCTTAACTCTTTTAGCTACTACTATCTACCACCGACCAACGTATGGGCTAATAGCCATCATAACGCTGTACCAGATCAAATCTTTGCAATACCCGGCGAAGGTGACGGATTACCTGATAGAAGTAGATCTGATTATGTTACTGTAGGTGATAAGGTTGTACGTCAAATAGATACTAACGGTACAGAGATTTTTAAACCAGGAGATCCTTTTACTGAATTCCCCTATATTTCAACACTAACACCTTACCCAGGAGACTTGATATTAGAAGGACGTTGGGGCAACAGTTTAAGACTTAGCAGTACTAATTCAGATTATGGTTTAGATAGAAACTGGGGTAATTATTTAAGTACGAATCCTCCTATCACAATCTTAAGGAACGGAGTAGAGCCTAATTTAGGAGAAACTAAACCAGTCTGGGAGACGGTATCAGAAGATATAAATAAAGATTACTCTTCCATTTACCTAACCTCAGAACAAAAAATACCATTAAAACCCTCTGCATTTAGAATAACCTCTTTTGAAGAAAATAAAGCACCTACATCTATACCGGAATTTAGAAATCCACAAGTAATCCTATCCTCAGATAGACTAGTATTTAATGCAAGTCAAGATTCTATATTAAACTGCGCCAATAAGACCTTTACGGTAACTTCTAATGAATCTATAAACCTACAAACGAAAAAAACCGTAATAGAAAGTCAAGAGATACTATTAGGTTCTAAAGATGCGGAAGAAAGAATAATAAAAGGAGATACTTTTGTTAAAGAGATGCTCTCTTTTCTAAATGCAATGAAACAAGTTCAAAGAGCCTTAGGGACTGCAGCAGTACCATCCACAGATCCGTTAACCGGGTTACCTATTAATATACCTATTGAATCCTTAGTAGAAGTAAGTACGATGTTTGGAGCTTCTATAGATAAATTTGCAAACGTATTAGGTAAAGTGAGAGGACCTATGGCAGAAGTTTCTGATTCTACAGTCTTATCTAACACCACAAAAACACAATAATGGCTACTGCTTACCCAAATACAGGCCCTTTTAAACGTGGATCCAAAGGACAAGATGTTAAGCTCATACAGAGTCAATTAAAGCTATACTACGCTGTAAGAAGTTTAGATCTCCCTGCCAATATAGCAGTTTTACCTCAAGATGATGATCAGTCTGGTTATGGAATTTACGGACCTGCAACTGAAAAAGCAGTTAGAACATTCCAAGGAACAGCCCAGATAAAGGTAGATGGTCTGGTAGGCCCTAATACATGGGAAGTCTTATTTGCAGATCCACCGGAAGAAGAACCTATACAAGAAGAAGAACCTGTACAAGAAGAAGAAACCGAAGTTACCTATAGAGAATATATTATACTTAAAGGAACTGTTACTGACGATTTTGGAGATCCTATAGGAGGAGTAAAAATACAATATTCAGGACAGGAGAAAGGTCCGGATGGAAAATACGTAGAAGAACCTATAGCAACTACAGATACAACAGAAATACCAACACCGATAGATACTGTAACTGTACCTAAACTAATATTGATTGCTGGTAAGACTATAGATGACCCTAAAAGAACTAAAGAAGAACCTTCTGAAGAAGAACCTTCTGAAGACTCTCCTCTTGTCGATGTGTTTACTGCTAATCCTGCAAATGGAGCATTTGGAGAATTTCAGTTGTTTATACCTCTATCCCAATTTGACCCTAGTACAGGAAAACTTAGTATAATACCGCAAGATGAAGGAGCAGATACCAAAGTATCTACGAAGACTATTGATAAGATCAGTACAGCTAATCCATTAGTGTATGTAACTGACGATGTAGTAATACCTAAAAAAACACTAAAACTATACACAGATGAAGAAGTACCTAAGCAAGGTTTAGCTATTTCAAATCAAAGTACTGCTTACGATCTAGGTGTTATTAGATTGTCTGCTTTGTTACGTGGTCTAAAAGAGATTCAACGGTATGCAACTGATCAAATCAACGAATACACAGGTAAGTTTAATGAGATTAAAGGTAAGTTAAAACTCCCTCCTCAAACAGAGTTAAAGAAGAGACTAGATAAAATTATTGAGGAGATTAAAGAAAATTTACAACCTATAGCTTTAGAACTCTTACAAGAATTCGGCCCTCAAATTCTTCAACTAGTAATGTCGAATGCAGATAAGAATATTATTGAAGCAAACAAAACATGCCCAGACGAAGAAAAACTTAAAGAAATCATAGCTCGTAGAAATAGATTAATTAGAACATTAAATAGTTTATATAGCTTAGTACAAATAGGACTACTTACCTCTACCGGTCTAAGTGCAGCTATACAGGCAGCTAAAATAGGTCTAGCTGTTTATAATGCAAACCCATTTCCTACTCCACCCGCCGCAAACTCCGCTAAAGAATCTATCCTACTGAGACTAAACCTATACGGACTAGTTGCAGACGGCCTTACCACTACTTTTGCAATTTTAGGATACATACTCGGCTTAATATTAGATAATCTAAACTCTTTAGATAACTTAATATTAGGATGTAGTGAAGATCAAGAAATTCCGTTTGAAGCTATTAATGAAGAATTAAATAACTTAACAGATCCTCAACTAACACAGGAAATGCAACGAAATGAAATAGGGTATAAAGGCTTTACTTTAAAAGTACAGTTAACAGGTAAAGATGTAAGCGGATATCAAAGTAGAATAGGTGTAGCTTATGATAGATCAGGAGTAGCAGTACTAACAACCCCACCCTCATTCACCTCAGTACCTGACCTACTATTAAAGCAATTACAGGTAAGGATAGATGAAGAAGATTTAAAAGCAAACTAAGAAATATTTATAAATAATGAAAACAGACGCTCTAAAGAAATTAATCAAAGAAGCTGTTAAAGAAGCTATCCAAGAAGAAATGAAAGAGATTCTTCTAGAGGCAGTTCGTACACCTAAATCGGTTATAAACGAAAACATAGCTCCTACACCCGTAGCAGCTAAACCAACCCCACAAGGACCTTCAGTTAAAGACCGTTATTCATCTTTATTAGATGGAATGGCACAATCTAGAAACGGAAACCTAAACATGACTTCAGCAGATGCTCAAGCATTCGGAGCAACACCCGGGTATAATCCCGGAACTGCTAATACAGCCGGAGAAGGATCTGCACTACCGGCAGGTGAAGTTTCTCTTGACCAAGTAATGGGAATGATTAAAAAATAAAATAAAATGGCAATCAGAGTAGCAAATAGGACTTTAGCAGATATTCAACCTAGAACCGCAGTAGGTATTAAATTACCCTTTTCAGGAGAAGCTGTATTTAATAGTACCTATACTACTGGTGAGCAGGTTAAATACAATATTGAAAACTTCTTCAGTACTACCCCTGGAGAACGGTTTATGAATCCTACTTTTGGAGGAGGTTTAAAAGATGTTATTTTTGAAAATCTAGACGACGAATCTTTTGATCTTGCTCAACAAAGATTGCAAAGCGATCTTGCTACGTATTTCCCGAATGTAGAAATAGTAAACCTAGAAGTATATTCAAACCCGGACAGTAACCAATTGTTAGTTAAACTAGCTTATAGAGTTGCAAACCTACAAATAGGAGATACACTCACTATAATTATATAAACCTTATATGGCAGTTCAAAGAAATATAAATTACTTAAACAGGGATTTTAATAGCTTAAGAGAAAGATTAATCGAATTCTCTAAAACATACTTCCCAGACACTTACAATGATTTTACACCATCTTCAACCGGAATGTTGTTTATGGAAATGGCTGCATACGTAGGTGATATAATGTCTTTTTATATTGATAACCAAGCTCAAGAAACCTTTATTCAGTATGCAAGACAAACTAACAACCTTTACGAATTAGCTTACTTGCTAGGTTATAAGCCTAAAGTTACATCTGCTGCGATAACAACAGTTGAATTCTATCAAGAACTTCCCGCAGTAGCAGGTCAGCCAGATTGGAATTACACTATAACAATTCCTCAAGGTTTTAAAGTAGGTAACCCCTCAGATTCCTCTATCAGTTTTATAACTCAAGATACATTAAACTTTGCAGTATCTAGTAGCGAAAACCCAACTACAACCTCTATATACGAAATCACAGGAGGTAATGTTGAGAGTTACTTATTAAAAAAATCTATACAAGTTATATCTGCTAGAACAAAAACAAAGACTTTTACATTTGGAACACCAGAATCTTTTAGTACGGTAGATGTTGAAGATACTGATATTATCGGAATTGAATCTATTGTAGATAGTGAAGGAAATACTTGGTATGAAGTAGATTATCTAGGTCAAGACGTAATTTTTGATAGCATAAGAAACACTAACCCAAATACTCCTACTGAAGATTCTGAAGTACCTTACCTACTTCAAACGAAACAAGTACCTAATAGATTTACAACTAGATTCTTGAATGAAACAACTTTACAGTTACAATTTGGAGCAGGTACTTCTGAAAATGCAGATGGAGAAATTACTCCAAACCCTAACAATGTAGGATTAGGATTACCCTCAGAACAAGACAAACTTACAACTGCTTTCTCCCCTACCAATTTTATCTTTACTAACACCTACGGAACTGCCCCTTCAAACACTACATTAACCGTTACTTACCTTGTAGGAGGAGGTATAGATTCTAACGTATCTGAAAATACATTAACAACATTGAAATCTAATACCGCAACCTTTAATAATGCAGGATTAGATCCAGCCATCTCTCAAACTATTTTTGATAGCCTATCAGTAAATAACCCCGAAGCAGCAACCGGCGGTAGGGATGGAGATAATATTACCGAGATAAGACAAAACTCACTATCAACATTTCAAAATCAGTTAAGAACAGTTACTGTAGATGATTACTTACTTAGAGCTTTAAGCTTACCATCTAAATATGGTACTATCGCTAAAGCCTACGTTACAAAGCAAAGCTTAAATGATCTACTCCCCGGTGAAATACCTTCAACTCTAGATCTTTACGTACTATCCTACAACCTAGGTAAAAGCCTTGTTACTGCAAGTGATGCACTAAAGAAAAACCTAAGAACCTACCTGTCTCAATATAGAATGGTTGGAGATAGTGTTAGTATAAAAGATGCATATGTAGTTAATATAAAAGTTAACTTTGAAATTATTACCTACCCTAACACAAACAGTAGTCAGGTACTAACCGCATGTATTGAAAGATTACAAGATTATTTTGATATCGATAATTGGCAGATAAACGAGCCCATACTACTTAGTGAATTGTATATTGAATTAGATAAAATTGAAGGAGTACAGACAGTTAAAAACGTAGATATTATAAATAGAACTGGCATTTCAGCAGGATATAGTACATATTCGTATGATATAAAAGGAGCAACTAAGGATGATATAATTTACCCATCTTTAGACCCTATGATTTTTGAAATCAAATACCCAAATAGTGATATAACCGGAAAAGTAGTTTCTAGGTAATATTCTATTTATAAAATATATATCTAAATGGCTGAAAAAATTACATTAAATAAGACCGTTTATAACAAACAAGCTTTTGATAACACTATTGATACTAGTTTTCAAGAAGTAACAACACCGCCTACAGAGACGCAACAGACGATAACCGTTTCAGAATTTTTTGATAATTATCAGCAAATATTTTATAACATACCAGCAGAGGGGGGTTCAAACAGTCATGCTTACTTAGCAGAAACGAGTGGACAGTATGCAGGTATAGATCAACTACAATCTATCGTTGAACCCTTAATACAGGAGATAGATAACTTAAGAGCAGCAAATCTAGAGCTAGAAAAGAGACTTGCAGAATTAACAAACACTAATACACAACAAGCAACTGTATAATGAGTACTATAGTAACTATAAGTGAAGCAGAAGTAAATAGTTTAATTGAGATAGACTTAGATCAAATTGATTCCTCTCTTATAGTAAATACAGGTGAAGAAGCTCAATTTGACACAACTCAAGATACAATAGAGTTATACAGTTTAGATTCTAATAAGAACATTACTGGAGTTAACTACAACTATATTAACTGGAGAACCAGTAATGATTCTTCTAAAGGCAGTACAACAGCACTGTCTAATATAGAACTCAACCCCGAAGAAGATGGTAGAAATTTAGGACTTTATAACGGGTTCGGATATATTATTTACCAGTTTGTAAATAATAAACTTAGCTCAAATAGTCAAAACGTACTTTATATAGATACAATCTCCTCTGATCGTACAGAATTAGTACTTAAAAGTAATACTATTTCCGGAATCGAACTACAAAACGGTACACAACTACTTCGTACTGAGATTCAACAAGATGAAGAGTATTTTAAGGAATTTTATATAGCATTCGAAGACGGCAATAAAGAGATTGCTACCAATATTCAGTACGAAGAAACCAACGAAACATCTCCAAGAGTTTTAATAAAGCTCTATAGACCTCTTCCAGATGAATATGATATAAAAAGCACACTTTGGATACAGGTTTTAAAAGCAGATCCAGTTGCTTATAGAGTAGATTTCGAAACCACCTTTGACGAAGAAACACTATTAACACCTTTAAGAAGCCCTAATTTTGACGCATTTAAAAATGCAGAAGAGCAAGGAAAAGTTACAATTTATAAATCTTATAATGATTTAAAACAGACAAACTTAACTAGCTCCTTAAGCCAGGTAAACCACTTACTAAATAAAAACCAAGCCCAACTTAGTATCGATTATACAAACTTCTCTAATTTTGTACATTTTTCTTCTGCAAAAAAGAGATTGGAAAATTTTTACTATAAAGCCAGTCAAATTGAATCATATCAGGATCTAATTGATAACTTACTTACCTCTCCAAGCACTAATTACAGATCTGGAAGTATTCAAGTATATCAAAACTCTATCGATACAATAATCAAAGAGTTTGACGGGTATGATTATTTTTTATATTATAACTCAGGATCAAAATCCTGGCCTAAGACAAACTTAACTAAACCTTATACTTTAGCATCTACAGGATCCGCTGCCGTATTAACCTGGTACGGATCAGATTCTGAAATCTCCGGAAACTACGGAGGAGAAATCCTTTCAGCATCCTTGTACGATAATACTAATAAGGATAACCTAATATTCTCTATACCTAGTCAACTGCGAGATAATTCCGATAATCTAAAATACTTAACTTATGTAGAGATGATCGGACAAGTATTAGATGAATTATTTTTATACACTAAAAATATATCAAGTAAATATAGTAGTGATAACAGGTTAAATTACGGATCTTCTAAAGATTTAATTGCAGATATACTTAGGTCGTTAGGTTTAAAATTATATGAAAATAATTTTTCTTCTGCAGATTTATTTACCGGCTTACTAGGATTAACACCTTCAGGATCCACATTACTACTACCAGACATAATAACCAACTTTCCGGTAACTGGGTCAGGGATTGAATATATTGAAACTATAGTTAGTGCATCTAACGATGCTGTTACATTAGACGATCTAAATAAATCAATCTATAAGAGGTTATATCATAACTTACCAGCTTTAATTAAAAAGAAAGGAACTCTTGCAGGGTTAAGACTTTTAATTAATACGTATGGAATCTCCGATACTATCTTAAGAATCTCTGAATTTGGAGGTAAAGATAAGGATAATTCAAACGATTGGGATTACTGGCAGAGAGAATATAGTAAAAAAGCAGATTTTAACGGTACCGATCAAGCACTTAAAGCTTTTTGGTCTTTACATTCCGATTGGAATAGCCCTGATGATTTTGCATCAACAGTAGCATTTAGATTTAAGACAGAAGAAGTGATACCTTTAACAGGTCCTACTAATGCCTCACAGTCTATATGGGCTATGGAGAATACTTTAGGAGGAACAACTTATATGAATACTGTATTAACATATACAGGTTCAGCAGGTACTTCCGGATCTTATTCCGGATCAGTGGTTGATCCTTATTACCAGTATGGAACTTTAACCTTCTTCCCAGACTATACAGACACTACCCAATCGGCAAGTGTTTACCTACCGTTCTATGACGGAGGTTGGTGGTCTGTAATGATTAATAGATCTGCTAGCGTTTATAATGTTTATGCTAAAAATAGTACCTATAATGGAGAAACAGGAACAGAGTTAGGTTTTCAAGGTTCTGCTTCCCTAAACGCTGCTACTTCAAATTGGACTAATTCTAAAACTGGAAGATGGTCCTTTATTGGAGATTCGATGGATACTTATAGTAAGTTCTCCGGATCAATTCAAGAATTTAGATATTATACCACGGTATTATCAGAGTCTGTTTTTGACGACTTTGTAATGAATCCTAACTCAATAGAAGGTAATTCTATAAATTCAGCACCAAACGAATTAGCATTTAGAGCAGCATTAGGAGGGGAACTTTACACAGCTTCTTTCTCAATACACCCTAAAGCATCCGGACAGAATCAAACGGCATCATTTGGATTTGGGTTAGATAACGGTTTTGAAACAACCGCATCTTTTTCAGATAATACACAAATAGTATTTTATGATCAACCAGCTGCAGGTATAAAGAATAGAATCTTAGATAAGATTAGATTAGACAGCAACAGTATCTACGGAACTACTCTATCTAATCAAAGAAGTTTACTACAACAAACCCCAGACACAGAAGACTATACTAGAAACGTAAACTACTTAGAAGTTGGATTCTCTCCTCAAAATGAAATTAATGATGATATTATAGACCAGATAGGGTATTTTAACATCGGAGACTATATTGGAGATCCAAGACAAATCTCTTCTAGTAGCTATACGTATGCAGATCTAGAAGCTCTTAAAAATGCTTATTTTGAAAAGTATTCTAAGTCCTATGATTGGAATGATTATCTAAGACTAATTAAGTTTTATGATAACTCATTATTTAAAATGCTTAAAGACTTCATTCCTGCTCGTACAAGTGCAGCAACCGGAGCAGTAATTAAGCAAACCTTATTAGAAAGAAATCGTCAGAGACCCGCTCAAGCCTCTTGGACCAGACCTGAATACTCAGCCTCAATTAAAGCTCAAGCAAGAGATTATGAAACAGGGTCTATAGAGGTTTTCACAGGAGGTCCTGCAGGATCAGTTAATGACTGGGTAGATATTAACCAATCGTGGACTTCCTCTATTCTAACACCGGAAGGACTAGTAACTTCAATTGAATCTTCTGAAAGGGAATTCTATAATGGAGAGTATTCCGGATCAGTAATTGATGTAGTTAACGGTAAATTACAAGATAATCCACTACTTGGAGAAGCTTATAGAATTTCAATACCAGACTTACAGAACCTAAATGCAGAATTTGCATCCACTATCAACAGTATTACAGCAAGTATCGGGAACCCTGCTACCGGAAAACTTCCATTTACCTTAGAGACACCCGCAATCGACTACTACGATAATACTACTTTTGAGTATACACCAGCATTTGATGTTGTAGTAGATTTAGAATTATTTATAACAGGAGTATTTGTAAATACTACTAGTATCGAAGATTCATCGTTAACAATATTTTTAAAAGAAAACGGTAACACTATTGATACTAGTTTTGATGATAACGGAAACGACGATATACTAATTAATAGAATTACTAGAAATTTTCAATTAAAATCAGGATCAGTCTATACCGCAGAGTATCTTTATGCAGAAAATGATAATCCTTCTAATAGTACAGCGAGATTAACTACAGCAAGTTACTGGAGAATCAATACTCAAAACCTGTCTGCTGAATCAACCTACTATTTAGACCCTACTGTTTATGCACAACAGAACTTCCCAGGTAATCTAGAGAGATTTAATGATTATAATGCAATCTACAATAACGTTTATTCAAACAGAGTCTCTTCTAAGTACTTTGATGTAGATTATAGTGATGGAGCTTTAAATCCAAGTAACTTTGGACCTATTATAAGCCAGTCAGCATTATATGCCCAGATTCAGGATTCAAATTATGATAACAAATCAACATTCTTTGAAGCAAGATTTGGAGGAACTAAAAATACCGGAGAGTATAATTTCACACAGTTAATATCTTCACAATCAGTTGTAGCAGATCTTCCAATAGATTACTTTACAAACTACTTCGCATACTTTGATTGGGTAGGAGGTTCAAATCCTCAATACCCAGGAGGAGGAAATGTACATTGTATTTATTTAATTAATGCCGAGACCGGTGATACAATAACATTATCTGCAGATAATAAACACATAGATACAGTATCTCAAATCTTTAAAAAAGACGATTCTGTCTTTATGATACCTGTAACTGCAGGAAATTCCGGAACTAACGTATACTCTTCCACTATTATAGAAGGCGGAGCTCTATACAACACCATTCTACTAAAATCAGGATCAGTCCCAGATACCGGTTCTAGGTTAGATATAGTTTACGAAAACTCTGCTTATAATGGATCCGGATCATTAAGAACAGCAGCAGATGAATTACTATCCTCTATTACTCAAACAGTAATAACAGGATCAACCGGAGATACTGGTTTAATAGTATCTGCTTCTAACGCCAATGTCACAGCCTCTTTTGATACTACAAATATTCCCCCTAATACATATGCCACAGTAACCGGTGTAACTGTAACCGGACAAGCCGGGTTCTTCCATCCTACACAGGTTCTAATCTTCCCAAGTCAATCTATGGGTGCAATTGACACAACCGGAAGCGGTCAAGACGTAACAATCACACTCAACTCAGGCGATCTCTATACCTTTGATACAACTTATGACGATATATTTTTCGAAAGAAGTGACCAAAGCGGTACTGGAACTATTAGACAAAACCCTTATAATTTAGCAGGAGCATTAGATTCCGGTTACAACATTACCGGTAGTATTCCTGCAAGCGTAATAGGCGTAAGATCATCAGATGCAAACGTAACCGCTTCAATAACTGTTTTATCAGATACAAATATATCTCTAATAAATGTTACCAGTATCGGCGATTTCTCAATAGGACAGTCTTTTACATTTACATCTCAATCCATAGGAGCAACCAAACCTGACGGAACAGATGCAGTAGTAACATTACGAGCAGTTGATCTAATATACACAACCAATGAACTACGAGATTCAGGATCACCACCTCCATACTCAGCAGGGTGGTTATCATCTATGGTTACTGGATCTTCCCCGACTTTAGGTAAAGTTATAGAGTATGGATTCGATAATAATACCATTCAAATCTTCAATAAAACTCTAGGAAGGAATATAACAGGTGGAACAGATAGTGTTAAGTATGGAGATACTTACTTCCCTCTACAGTCAGGAGATTTTATAAGATTTGGAACTGCATCAGCAGGAACTGAAATCGGCGGTCTAGACTATAACTTCTCAGATGATCTCTATACAATTAAGACTCTTACAGCAGGAGACTATAACGATGTAAAAAGCACGTTACAGGTAACAAGTGAGACTATAGATGAAAATTTCTTCAATCAGTCCAATCAGAATTTTAGAATCTTTAGGAGAATAGAAAACGAAACATTTACACTAGTAAATCCATTAGGATATACAGGAGCAGGATTACTAGTACCAAAAAACTTTAATCCTAAGTATGATCCAATAAAAATTGCAACAGATGTAGGTATCATTAATAATAGTAATTAATATACAATAAAAGTTGCAAAAGAGTAAAATACAATTTAAATTAACTTTGAACTAGACATATATTTATAAGAAACTATGGGATACCTAAATAATACAGCAGTTACAGTTGATGCTATCCTCACTAAAAAAGGAAGAGAGCTTCTTGCCAGAGGAGACGGTTCTTTCCGCATCACACAATTTGCATTATCGGATGATGAGATCGATTATACTCTCTACAATCCTACACATCCATCTGGATCAGCCTTCTACGGAGAAGCTATCGAAAATATGCCACTATTAGAAGCATTTCCTGATGAGACTCAAATAATGAAATACAAGCTCGTGACCTTACCTAGAGGTACAGCTAGAATGCCAGTATTAGATATTGGATATTCTGCAATTATAATTAAACAAGGTGCTTCCCTAGCAATAACACCTCAAACACTAAACTACCTATCCCAGACTAGTGTTAACGAATCATCAGGGTACACCTTTACAATTTCAGATGTAAGATTATTTAACACCTTTAATGGTATCGGAATTACAACACCAGAAGCTCAAACAGCAAATCAAACTCAAACTATCGGAACTAACGTCTCTAAGACAGTAATCGGAACAACACTAAATCTTACTGCTACAACAGTAAATACACTGTTTGGAGGTAATACAAATCTAACTGCAACCTTGCAAGTAGTAGGAAGAGATTCCGGAGCTAGAATATCAATACCAGTATCAGTTAGAAAAACAACCTAAAGTAAATTATGTCCTTTAAAGCATTAGACCCAGAAGATTTTCTAGTAAGTGCAGACTCAGTTACTGCAACCGCTTGGTCAACAAACTCACCGACCTTAACTGAATTCTATACTGCTTCAGCTACATCAACAAATGATAGCTATTATAAAAACGTATACCAGACTGGATCTGCTCTAAGTAATGCAGCAGTTCAATTTGCAATTACTTACGGTAATAGCACCGGTTTAGGAAGCGCTTTGTTTAACGATTTAGTAGCAGGTAAGTCTCCTACAAGAACGGTTTACGGTCAGTACCGTAATCTAGTTTATGGAGATGAGAATGCTTCATTTATCTTCGGAGGAGTAACAGCTTCTGATTTCTGGGCACTTAACATTGAAAGAGCAAGATACAAAGAAAGCCTTCTAAAAGGTACATTTAACCTTACATTAACTAACGGATCTGAAACAGTTAAACTAACCGATAATTCAGGACTAGTATCAACAGATACCTATTTAGATTGCGGAAGAGTATACCAAATTATTTCAGGTTCAAACGGAACTTCATACGATGGAGGAACAGGATATACAACAGCATCAGGTTCTTACGGATTATTCTTACCAGATATAGGAACAATCTTACTTAACCCAGAAGCATTATCTGCATCTATTTCTCTATACCCTGCTAGATCAAATGATTCTGCAGGAGATAATATCAGTGCAATGTTCAATGCTGTAGTTGATGGAGCATCTTTCCAGTTAAACAGTCAAGAGACAGTAACATCAGATTATGTTTATATCAGAACAAGGAATGCAGAGTTTAACTACTCAGAGAATCCATCTTTCATATCTGGTTCAACAGGAGATGTTCTTTACACACAGTTTATAAATTCTCCACAAGCTTATTTAACTACCGTAGGTATGTACAACGATAACAACGAATTACTTGCAGTAGCTAAATTATCTAAGCCGCTAACTAAAGACTTCACCAAAGAAGCATTGATTCGAGTTAAATTAGACTTTTAAAATGAATGGGTGCTTTCAAGAAATTTCTATCTTCCGACTTAATAGTCACTCCGTTTGAGGTTAATAAAAGCTTCTCCTTCTCTGGAGCAGCTGCCTTAACCGGGTCTGATGTTGGTATTGATAGATTCTTAGGTAAGAACATTCAGTCAACATATTTCCAATCAGGATCAAATCCTCAAACAGGAGAAATACAGAGACTCGATCAAGAGCTGGTTTATAGTTCAACCAAGCAGCTCTACTATTCAAACTACCAAAGTTCTTCTTACGGAGATGAACCTACAGTACCGTTTGTAGTACCTGGGTTAGACGAAACCGGAGACGTAAGAATAGGATCAGCTTCTTCAGCCGGTAGATACGAAAACTACCTACAGACAACTCTAAGAACTCAGCACTACTTTCCAACAGAGTCAAATGCAATTATAGGAGTTATTTCTATACCTACTAAACTTTATGGAGAAAGGATACAGCCTGGTACGTTTAATATTAGTGCTGAATCCGGAAGCATAACCGATGACGGAAACGGAGGATTATATGTCGGAGATGATTACATAGGAAATATAGTCTACCAACACGGACTTGCAATTCTAACACAAGATCGAGGAGGAGAAGGATCAGGAGCAGTATACGGAAGCGGAACTTATGGAACAGCTTCTTACGGAGAAACAGATCCTTCAGGTTTAATTGAAAATATCATCACCTCTTCAGCAGCTACCTGTCAATTTACTAGCTCTTATACCTTATACGAGACTCAGTATAAATGTACCATCGATTCAAACGAATATAGCTTTACCCTAAACCCGACAGTTATTTCTGGATCAACCGACGGAACAGTTTACGATTTTGCAACAGGTTCTTACTTTAACCCCTACGTTACAACAGTAGGACTTTACAATCAAGCTCAAGACTTAATTGCAGTTGGAAAATTAGGAAAACCACTTCCATTAAATTCAACCACAGATACTAACATAATTATTAATATAGACCGATGAGTAAAATACTTGAAATAATAGATGAAATCTTAACAGAGAAAGCCAAAAAAGCAACCTGCTGTCATAGATGCGGTCGTACTCACGTCAAAGGAACAGAGTGTAAGAAGCCTTACCTGTCCAAAGATAACCCCAGACACTGTAAAAACCGTAAATGACCCAGCCCTGGATTTATATTGATCCGGTCCACCCTGAGGACTGGTTTGGATTCGTATATGTGATTAAAAATAAAGTCACCGGAAGAATCTATGTAGGAAAGAAAGTCTTTTGGAATAATCTTAAAAAGAAACTAACCAAGACTGAATTAGCCGAACAAACAGGACCCGGCCGTAAGCCAACCCATAAAAGAGTTACAAAAGAGTCAAATTGGATAACTTACTGGGGTTCTAACAAAGAACTTCTGGCTGATATTAAGGAATTAGGAGAAGAAAACTTCGAAAGAAGGATCTTAAAACTTTGCAAATCTAAAAAAGAATTAACATATTACGAATTACATTATCAATGTAAGGAAGAGGTTTTATTAACGAATACCTATAACGACAACATTTTAGGTAAATTCTATCGGAGAGACTTGCTTCCTGAGCAATAAGTTCGTATCTTTATACCATATGGTAAATCACCTACTAGTAAATCTAGTTAATAATGTTATAGGAACGGGAAAAGCAACTTCTGGTGCTAACTACTCCTACCATTGTCCTTTCTGTCACCATAGAAAACCTAAACTTGAAATTAACTTTAGGGAAAATGAGGAAGGTCTGAATAACTGGCATTGCTGGGTGTGTAACCGTAAAGGTAAGAAACTAATAACCTTATTTAGAGCTATTGATGCTCCCCAGCATCGTATTGATGAGTTAGGATCTTATGTTAAGATTAACTTCCACGATCAAAAAGGAAAGCAGGAAGAGACTTTATCCCTACCTAAAGAATTTAAACCTTTATACCAGGCCGATACAAAAGATATAACCGTAAGACAGGCCCTTAGGTATCTTAAAGAAAGAGGCATTAGCAAATTAGATATTGCCCGTTACAACTTAGGATATTGCTCTTCAGGGAGATATAACAATATGGTTGTAACACCATCTTACGATGAATCAGGAACCTTAAATTACTTTGTAGGAAGGAACTTCGGACCCGGTCCGGTCAAATATAAGAACCCTTCTTTCTCAAAAGACATAGTTCCTTTTGAACTACTGGTTAACTGGGAGAGTCCTATTATATTATGTGAAGGTCCTTTCGATGCAATGGCAATCAAACGTAATGCCGTCCCACTACTAGGAAAGACTCTACCTAAGAAATTATTGAAAAAGATAGTGTCTTCTAAAGTTAAACAGGTCTTCATAGCACTTGATAGTGATGCCCTAAAACAAGCTCTGTCCTACTGTGAAACACTATTAGACCACGGAAAAGAAGTATTTCTAGTTAATATGGATGAGAAAGATCCATCAGAATTAGGCTTTGAGAACTTCACTAAACTACTACACCAATCTACTCCACTTACTTTAAGAAGCTTGTTGGAGTATAAACTTAAATTATGATACAAGAAAAACAAAACATCAGCAAGGCAAAGAACATTAAGAGATTAGTTGAGGCTGATGGATCTGCCCGTCAAATTACAGTTCTAGATTCTAGATACTATCAAAGAAAGCCGGGCATCTTTTACCCTTCTGTTACCCATGTTCTATCTTATTTTCCAAAAGATAAGTTCTTTGAACGTTGGATGAAGGAAGTCGGTACTAATGCTGATTATATCATCAGAAGAGCAGGAAGGGAAGGAACTCAAGTTCATAATGCTATCGAGGATTATATTAACGGTAAGGAAGTTAAGTGGTTAAATGACTATGGAGATGCTAAGTACTCTCAGGAAGTCTGGAGGATGATTCTAAAGTTTGTTGACTTCTGGGAAACCTACCAACCTACCTTAATTAAAACAGAAACCCATTTATTCTCAGATGAATTGAAGGTTGCAGGTACAGCTGACTTAATCTGTGAGATTGATGGAGAGATCTGGTTAATTGATTTTAAGACTTCAAACGCTTTATATAAGACTTATGATTTACAGCTGGCATGTTATGCCCAGTCCTGGAATGAGATTTACGATACCCCTATTGAACGTGCTGGAATTTTATGGTTGAAATCCTCTAAAAGAGGTCCTAAGGATGGTAAGATGCAGGGTCATGGTTGGGAAGTAAAAGAGATGCAAGGTAGTCTAGACGATAATAAAAAGTTATTCGGACACCTTTATGAAATCTTTAAATATATGCATCCGGAATTAAAACCGGTAACAGAAACCCTTCCATTAAGTGTAACCCCGTCAAAGTAATATTTATAAAATATGGTCAAGCTGATAGATTTAATTTTAGAAGACAAAAACAAACCTAAGATGATTATTATGTCCGGTGGAGCCGGTGCAGGTAAGTCAACTTTATTGAATAAACTACAACCTAACCTTTCAGACTTCGAGATCATCAATCCGGATAAATACGTTGAAGATAAAGACTCTCCAATGTATAATAGTTTAACTAAAGCTTCAAATCAGGTAGACGACAAAGACGTTCCTGCCGCTATTGAAGCCAGGAAAAACTTTGTATGGGATACCACAGCTTCTAATGCTGCTAAAATGTTAGGCGGTCTTTATAGAAGAAAAGAAGTACCTGGAATCTTAAATATGGGAGACTATGATCATTTAATGGTTATGGTTTATGCCCATCCTATTGTTTCTTTTTTGAGAAACTTTGAAAGAGAGAGAAAGGTACCGAAGATAGGGGTGCTATCAACCTGGAATAACGTTTATGGTAATATTGATCGATACAAATCTAAACTTGGAGATAATTTTATACTCTACCGAGCTCCTGATTCACAGTATGAAAAAGAGATTAAAGACTTTGAAGCAGCTGTTAAAGCCGGTAAATTAAAAGAGTATCTAGAAGACTTAACTCAATCTAATCCTGAGAAGTTTGCATCTACCTTTAAAAAGACTGATGATGCTGATTTATCTCCGGAAGAACTAGAGAAAAGAGAAAAGTCTAGAGCAAAGACTAGAGAACTTTTAGATGTTCAAATCGATAAATTAGAAAAAGAATTCCTTTCTATCTCAGATAAAGTTAAAGGAATGGTTGCAACCGAAGATACAATTAATCAAAAAGTACAATCATTTATTAATTCATGAACCAACTAGTAGAATCTTTAATAGCACCATTTCTAACTGAAGACCAGGCCGGAGGAAAAGAAGTTATCGCCGTAGTACCTGGAGGTTATAAACCGCCGACATTAGGTCACTTCTATTTAGTAGATCAAGTTTCTAAAAAGCCTGAAGTTGATAAGACTTTGGTTCTTATAGGTCATAAAGAAAGAGACGGAATCACTAAAGAAGATTCTCTAGATATTTGGAACATATACGAAAATCACTTAACCGGAGATATAGACATTAGAATCTCAGATGATGTATCCCCAATAAAAGAACTCTTCTCTCTGATAGGAGACAATCCAGATAAGTATTTTGTACTTGTGGTAGGTGTACGGTCGGAAGAAGATTTAAAAGACGTTAGAAGGTTTGATAACCTTAAAAAGAAGTTTGATAATTTAGAAGTCGTTCAAGTTAAAGGTGAGGATGCAATCAGAGGCACTAATGCCCGTAAGGCAGTCGTAGATAAGAACTTTGTAGACTTTAATCGCTATCTCCCAGTAGAACTTTCAGATTTAGAAAGAGATCAGGTTTGGAATATTTTAACCGGAGAAAAGCCTTCTTTAAATGAAGAAGTTAATTTTAATGCTCTTGAAAAAGTCTTAGATGAAATGTTTGACGATCTTGATATTGATATTAATTTTACCAAACATTTTAAAGAAAGAGTATTAGAAAGAGGCCTAACAGAAGAAGACGTTATTGAATTAATGTCTAAAATTCATGGTAGGTACGGAGATGAAATAGCAGATATGCCTAAAGATTCAAACAGAGTCTTTACACACCTTACCAGACTAGTTGATATATCTTCAGCAATGGGTCCTTATGGTTATGACGGTTTAAGAGATTTATATTTAACTACGGCTTATAAACGTAAAGATAAAAACGAACCTGAATTTAGAACCAATAGAACCTCTCCTAAATTAAAAGTTGCTGAATCTTATAAAGGAAAGAGAACTAAAGACGGTGCACCTGGGACTTTAAAAGCTAAAATAACCAAACTTTACGGAGGTCCGGTTACTATTGAAAAAGCTAAAAAGCTTAAGAATAGAAAAAACGCAACCGCTCATGATAAGAGGCAGGCTAACTGGTTTATAAACTTTCATTCAAAAAACGAATCAGCAAACCCTAATCAATTAGCTGCTCTAGAAATTAACGGAGATAAAGTATATCAATTTTTAGCTAAAGTATTTGGAGAAAAATCAACAGATGTAAACTTCAGAACAGTAGCAGATCAAGACTTCAACTTTAAAGGTAATATTCCTTTAGATTATTTTATTACTGCTTATGCTAAACTAGACCACTACTTCGGAGAACCGGAAGATAAAAGAGTTTTAGGAACTCCAATGTTAAAAGTTATCTTAAGAAAGATCGGTAAAGTACCTGAAGACGTAATTGAAACTGCTGTTGACTATTTTGAATATCAGCAAGATACATTAAACAATGAAGAATGGTTTGAACAGGGAGAGTTTGACGGAGAAGAAGATCATAATCCTGTAGCCGGTAGTGAGTTTGATGATATGCAGGATAA